ATGCAGATGATATCATTCAAGATTTAACGGATAGGGCATATGCGATTTATGGGGAATATGCAGAAGGTTTTCTTGATGGTGTCGATAATGATGAGAAAGAAAAACTTGAATGCGCAGTCAATAATGTTATTCAGAACTGGATTGATAAACACGGTTTAAATATCAATGCATTTTTAGTTGAAGATGTGGAGCAGGTGAAAGTATGAAAATCATGAAAGGAGAAGATGATGAATAACGGAATGCGACCGGGCATTTTTCATAACCCAGATCCGACGTATGAAAAAACGGCAGTTAAATTGCATTTTGAATTAAAACGGGTACGTAATGATATCGAAACGTTTTTCGAGGAAATTCGGCGCTGCAGAAAGCATATTGACTCTTTGAATCAATACCGCCAGCAGTGCGAGATGGATTTGTTCTCTTTAAAAGGCTGTAGATACGACAAGGAGCCCGTGGATGGCGGCTCTCCATCCGATTTGTCAGACATCGTGATTGCTTTCAAAGAGAAGATGGCAAAATCAGAAGAACTGCGGATAAAAGAGCTAAATCGATACGGTGATATGATCACGAAAGGATTTAAGCTATTAGCGCTTTTGTCCGATCCGGAGCAGAAATCAATCATGATTGACCGGTATTTTATGAACAAGCTCTGGGAGAAAATAGCGCTGGAACATCATTCTGACAGAAGCACGTGCTTGCGGATGAGAGACAGAGCAATTCAAGAAATTTCACGAAAAACACAAGTTGCGACTAAATGCGACTTTTAAATGTGGTATTATGATAGTGTGAAAATATCGCGAGATACTTTCCTCCTCAATTTGAAAAGCACATGCCACTCCCCGGTGTGTGCTTTTCGTTTGTCCGAAGAAGGGAGGTGGTGGTGTGACACCGAGGCAAGAAAAATTCTGCGTTGAGTACTTGATTGATTTAAACGCAACACAGGCAGCTATAAGGGCCGGGTATCGTGAGAAAACGGCATATTCGATGGGGCAGCGGTTGTTGAAGAATGTTGAAATAAAAAGCCGTATTAAGAAAATGCGCGATGAATACTATGACAAAACGATTATGTCAGCTAAAGAAGTCGAGTATCTGTTATCAAAAGCAGGCAGGGGCGAACTCAAAGAAGAGGTTGTCGTCGTCGAAGGCTTGGGCGACGGCGTTAGTGCAGCACAAATTATCAAAAAGCATTTATCTGCGAAAGACCGTATAAAAGCACTGGAACTCATGGGGAAACGCCACCACCTGTTCGAAGATCAGAACGTTAAGACCGGAGAAGAAGAGGTGCAAATCATCGATGATACAAATTAAACTCAGCGATAAAATGGCGCCTTCGTTTTTCTCTGTACATAAAGACGTCAAGCAGCATGGTCACACGCATTATGTGTTGGCGGGCGGCCGCGGAAGTACGAAGTCTTCTTATGTGTCGCTTGAAATTCCGCTGCTGCTTATGCGGAACCAGGAATGCCACGCTGTCATTTTGCGAAAAGTCGCAAATACGCTTAGAAACTCTGTCTATACACAGATGGAATGGGCGCTTGACGCACTGCGCATATCGGATAAATGGAAAATGACGGTTAGTCCGATGGAGATGGTGAGGAAAGCGACGGGGCAGAAGATTTTATTCTTTGGCGTTGACGATAAAGCAAAAATCAAGTCTATCAAGCTGCCTTTTGGTTATGTCGGAGTGGTTTGGTACGAAGAACTTGATCAGTTTGCCGGCATGGAAGAAATCCGCAATTTGAATCAGTCGCTTATGCGCGGCGGATCTAAATTCTGGTGCTTCTCTTCTTACAATCCGCCGAAATCAGCGAATAACTGGGTGAATGAGGAAATGCTGCTTGATGAACAAGATAGACTTGTACATCGTTCAGACTACTTAAGTGTCAATCCAGATTGGTTAGGCCCGCAATTTATCTATGAAGCCGATAAACTCAAAGCAAAAAACGAAACTGCATACCGACATGAATATCTCGGGGAAATCACAGGTACCGGCGGAGCTGTTTTTGAAAATGTCATAGAGAAGCGGATTACCGACGAAGAAATACAGCAGTTTGACCGCAGGCGCTACGGCTTAGATTTTGGCTTCGCAGTGGATCCGCTGGCGTTTATCTGCATGCACTACGACGTAAAACGAGAAATATTATATATTTTCGATGAAATTTATCAGCCGAAGCTGACAAACAGGCAGGCGGCGGTAAAAATAAAAAAGAAAATTACAGAAACGGCATTAATCCGTCCGGATAGCGCGGAGCCGAAGTCGATTAAAGAGTTAAATGAATTGGGGTTAAGAGCTATAGCGGCTAAAAAAGGCCCTGGCAGTGTCGAGTTCGGTATTCGCTGGCTGCAAGGGTTGTCAGCTATTGTCATAGATAAAAAGCGCTGTCCAAACGCATATAAAGAATTTGTAACATACGAATACGAGACAACGCGCGATGGACAGTACATCAGCGCTTATCCGGATAAAAACAATCATGCAATAGACGCCGTCCGGTACGGCTGTGAAGATTTAATGCCCGCGCGGTTCAAGGTCAAAGCTGTGCGGAGTAATTTATATTGAGGTGACAAATGGATAAATACAGTCTTTTGACAGACGCATATTTCGGTACCGGGCTTTTTGAGAATGGAGCCGGACTGAGGCAGCATCCGCGAGAAGACCCGGCAAACTATAAAGACAGACAGGGGCTCGCTTACTACTTGAATTATACCGGGCCGATTGTTAATGCCGCGGTAGATCCGATATTCAAAAACGATATCAAGCGTGACTATAACGGTTCTACATTGTTTCAAGCATTTCTTGATGACTGTGACCGAACCGGCACGGATTATCAGGATTTTTGTAAATCGGCGGCGTTTCAAGCAAAATTATACGGCGTCGCATATATTGTTGTTGATAACAGTGATGAGTTGGCGGAACGTAGAAGTGACGCTGTTGCGGGACGCAAGCTGCCGTTTTTAAAAATTGTTACACCCGCGCAGATTAAAAACTGGGCAATCGACCGATACGGCCGTTTAACGATGTTTCAATACACCGAAACATCGCAAGTGGGGGCAAACGCGAAAAACACAGAGACATATACGTGGACGCAGGATTCGTGGGCAATCGGGAATGGCGATGGTAAAGCAACGGGTAACCATAACATCGGATGCGTTCCAGTTGTGCAGTGGCTTGCGAGAAACACGGACAGGAAAATTATTAAACCGCCGTCGGAATATTTATCGGTGGCGCAGGCAAATTATTTTCTTTATCAGCTTTGCAGCTGGCATACTCAACTCTTGAGAGATCAGGCTTTTGGCATTCTGACAATGCCGGATGACGGCAGCGGTGAAGTAACAGTTGGTACGAATAACGCGCTTATCTATCCTGCGGACGCTACACACACTCCTGATTTCATAGCGCCGCCTGCAGCACCCGCTGAAATGTTGACAGAACAGATGGACAGGATCATAAAAGAAATGTTCCGCATGTCCGGTCTGGATTCGGTCATTGGTGTGCAAAGTGACAAGAGTAAATCAGGGGTGGCCAAGCAGTGGGATTTTGAGAAAACCAATAAGCGGCTGGCGGATTTTGCTGTACGCTGCGAGGACGCAGACGAAGCCATCGTTAAATTATTTGAAATGTGGTCAGGTGAGACGGTCGATTACAACTGCGAATACCCGCGAGACTTTAAAATTAATGATGTCGTTGATTCGTTGTCCAATGCGGCTGCAGCGCTTGAGCTGGGATTTGACAGTCCGACGTATAAGCTGGAAGTCTTGAAAAAAGTATTGGAAGCGTACATGCCGAATCTGCCGCCGGAAACTTACGACAAAATGATTGATGAAGTCGCGGCCGCTATCGAAGAAAGCAAGCAGAACAGCGCATTTGAAGACGGTGATGTAGATGATCCTGACGGAAACGGACAAAACGATTAAGGCTTTTGAGGATGAAATAAAACGGCTTTTGAAAGCAGGGAAAACGCCGAAAGAAGCTGTCAATGAAGCCTACAAGACGTATCCGGTCATGAAGATCATGCAGAATGAGATAGAACCGCAGCTAATCAGTGAAATGAAGAGAGGCGGGGCGGTCGGAGTTGCTAAACCGCTGTTAAAAAAGGCGTCTAATGCGATATGGGCAGTTGACGGATTGACGTTGTCTAAAAGAACAACGCAGGGCGCAAAAGAAGTTACAAAGCAAGCCGCCGCAGTTATCGCCGAAGCGGTAAAGAAAGGACAGACTATACAGAAAGCGGCCCTTGCACTTTTTGATGGTTACGGATACGGACACACACTGCCGGAACAAGATATCCCTGATTTTTTAAAACAGCTGACGCAAATTGCAAAAGCAAAAGAATACGGTGGCGCAGAGTTTCATAAAACTTTGCGAGCGGTAGAGCGGAATTTGAAGAAACTGAATACACAGGGGCTGAAAGCAGCTTATGCGCAAGTGAGAAATGCAGTTGTAACAGGAAACGAAAAACGCATTGACAAAGCGGTCTATACAGCGACGCAGGAGCGCACTCGATACTTTGCCCGCAGAATTGCACGTACCGAGATGGCAAGAGCGTATAATGACGGATTTGTGGCAAAATGGGCAAACGATGAGGATTGTGTAGCATTCAAATGGAAGATGTCTACTGCGCATCCGTTTTGCGACATCTGTGACATGTACGCCGAAGCCGATTTATACGGCATGGGACCCGGAATATTTCCGAAAGATAAAGTACCGACGCTTCCTGTTCACCCGAACTGTATGTGTCACCTGCGGCCAGTGATGACGGGATCTAAACTACTGAAAAGCGAAACACCGCACGCAAGAATAGAAGAGGGCGGCAGAGAATGGTTGAATAAACAGACACTGCCGAACAGACAGCGAATACTCGGCGTATACGGTGAGAAAGATGTCAAAGCCGGGCGGAGCTGGACAGAAAAAGCACGCGGATACAGCGGCAAAAAGATGAAAAGCAGAATTGGAAAGAGAGAGGGAATTACAGATGTAACTAAAGATTATATTGCTGACGGAGTTGACACTAAAGGGACTATCGTTGTTGATGATGGTTGTAGAGTGAACTTGCATAGTGATGAAGTTAAAGTGGCAATGATTCTAAAGCGAAACATAGGCGGTAATATTCGAATTGTAGATGAACGCATAAATTACCCACAAAAAAGCCCGGATTATATCTGGGACGGTAAAAGTTGGGATTTGAAAACTATTTCTTCAGAAAAGGCTGCGGATAGTGCGATACGACACGGGCTAAAACAAATTGAAAAAATGCCGGGAGGGATTATTCTATATCTAAAAAATGACGATATTGATAAGCACAGACTTTTAGAAATTATACAATCAAGACTATATCGAAGCGCAGAGTTTGATATCGATGTAATACTACTGAAAAAAGAGGATGTTTATCAAGTGCTGCAATACAAAAAGAAATAAGCGACTTGATGGTCCCCCGCCAATATGGGCGGAGGTTCAAGCCGCTTGTTTCTTTATAAAAAGTATAAGAGATAATGACAAAAAAGTCAAATTCGCACGAAGTTGAGCGCTTTTTTATTTCGGAAAGGAGGGTTCTATGTTTTGGTTGACACAAGGGGTACTTTTGGCTATGAAAGTATCAGGCTTATTTCCCGGTATGACTTGGTGGATGGCATTTATCCCCGTTTTAGGGATAGGAGCACTTTGGTGTTTTTGTGTAATGTTGGCGTTGATATTTAAATTACTGGAAAAGAAAGGAATCATTTAATCAGGTGGTTGTATTGCCTTTTCGCGGGGCAGGAACCCGTCCGCAGGCGTTAAAGAACGGTCTTTTTTGTTGGGACAGGAGCCCATTATTACAGTACACAGGAGGTACTTATTATGACATTGGCAGAATTGTATGAAGCGTTAGGTAAGTTAGAAAACGGGGCGGAGATGATATCGGCTATAAAAACGGAGATCTCACGACTGAACGGTGAATCTGCAAAGTTCCGCACATCTAAAAACGAAGCTGACGCGAAAATCACCGAACTTACCGCAAAGGTGGAAGAACTTGAGGCGAAAGGTACAGGAGACCAAACCGCCGCCGAGAAAATGCAGAAACAGCTGGACGAATTGAACAAGAAGTACGAAGCAGCTGAAAACGCCCGCAAAGAAGAGCAAGCTAAGCGGGTACAGGCTGACATTATGCAGCAGACCGTAGCAGCTCTCACAAAAGGCAACGCAGCTAATCCATCGGAAATCGCAAAAATCTTGGTTAGTTCTATCAAAGCGGACGAGGACGGTACTTATAAATTCACGAATGCCAAGAATGAATCAGTCTCTATTGAAGACGGTGCCGCAGGCTGGCTGAAAGATAATGCGTGGGCGGTAAAAGACACGCAGAATCCCGGAAGCGGCGGAGGTAACGGCGGAAGTGGGAGACAATCACAGCCGCAGGGACTGCATGCAGCAGTTGCGGCAGCATTAAACAAGTAATTTTTTAAAGAAAAAAGAGGTAAAAACACATGCCAGTAACATTAGCAGAAGCAAAACTCAACGTACTGGATGATCTTCAAGCGATGACCATCGATGAGTACGCAAAATCCAATTTTATCTGGAACCATATTATTTTTGATGACGTAGTATCCCCCGTGGGCGGCGGAGCTACGCTGACCTACTCATACAACCGCGTGAAAACACAGCCGAAAGCTGACTTCCGAGCCGTTAACGAAGAGTACACCGCACAGGAAGCCGAAAAAGAACAGAAATCCGTCAATCTGGCGATTTTCGGCGGCTCATACAAAGTAGACCGCGTCATTGCGAAGATGGGCGGTGTCGAGAATGAGGTAACTTTCCAGATGCAGCAAAAAATCAAAGCTGCATCCGCACTTTGGAACGATACCGTTATCAACGGTGATACCGGAACGAACAACAAAGCATTTGACGGGCTTGAAAAAGCGCTGACCGGGTCTTCTACGGAATGCAAACCTGCAGCGACTATTGATTTGTCTTCCGGGTCTGCTATCGACAGCAATTATAAGACATTCCTTGATGCGCTCGATGAATGCTTAGGATTAATGGATGGCGAGCCGTCCGCGCTTCTCATGAATGCGGCGCTCTTCACAAAATTCAAGGCTGTTGTCCGCCGCGCGGTAGCTTACACTGAAACTAAGGACGATTTCGGGCGTCCTGTTCTTACTTATAACGGCATTCCGATTGTCAATCTTGGCGCAAAATCCGGGTCTAATGATCCTGTTGTGCCGATTGACACGGCTAAGAGTACAACGTCTCTCTACGCAGTACGCTTTGGCATTGACGGTTTCCATGCTGTTTCCATGGCAGGTGTAGCACCCGTTCAGACATGGCTGCCTGATTTCAAGACATCTGGAGCCGTAAAGTCGGGCGAGGTAGAAATGGTGGCCGCAGTCGCACTGAAAGCAACGAAAGCGGCAGCGGTTCTTAGAAATATCAAGATTAAATAAGGAGGTACAAAATGGCACAGATTATAGCACCGAATAAGGATTATAACGGTGAAAGTGCTTCTGTGACATTCGTTAAGGGCGTCGGAGAAACTTCTGACGCCTATTTAATTGAATGGTTCAAGGAGCATGGATATACCGTGATTGAAGATGAAGCTGCAGAAGTACCGCCGGAAGCTCCGGAAGCTTCTGAAGATTCTGAAGAGGATCATGCAACCGACGTTGAAGCCGAGGAACAGGCCGAGGAAACACAGGAGAAGCCGAAAAGGACGCGTTCTTCAAGAGCAAAAGCAGCTGATGCAGAATGAGTACCGCGGATATCTTCAAGAGGCGGCTAAGGCAGGCGGTTAAAGAGAGCACTTTGACGGTAGCGGAGTATGCGCGGAATAATCACAGGTTTAAATCAAGGACTGGCGCTTTGGAGCAGTCTGTAATGACGGATTATAGAGCCGGAGGGCTGACCGGAGTTATCACACTGGATTCAAATCGTGCCAATTATGGGTATTTTGTACATCACGGATTTCCTGCGCATACCATTCGTGCTAAAAATAAAAAGGCTCTTCGGTGGGCATCGGGTGGCAGATTTGCTTTCGCTAAAAGCGTTCGCCACCCGGGATTCGCCGGAGATCCTTTTATTTTTAATGCTTTGGATGCATGCGACAGTGAAATTGATTCTATTTTTGACCGGTATGCGGAATTAGCTAAATCAGAGGTGGAAAATGCTCTTAACAGTTGATGATTTAATAACAAAAGACGAACTGCTGGGGCCAGTTCTAACCGAAGAAACATTGGCCGACGCACATGACTACTTATATTATTTGGCGTCACAAGTAGGCGTCGAGAAATCAAAAGTGCAGGCTACGGTATTAGTCAAACGGTTTATTACCGCTTATGCTTTCCATGCGACGGCGGTTAATAAATCGTTCGGCTTGCCGGGCAGTATGTATAGCGATGGTAAGGATATCGATGCTTACGCGAAAAAAGTGCAGATATATTCCGATGAAGTAAAAATGCTGGAGAACCGGCTGCAGACTGCAGATGCCTTTACTGGCACTTCGCAGTCTTCCGGTTTCCGGGCCGTTAAGATTTTCCGGGGGTAGGTATGGCTTGGCTTGAAATTTTGAAATACCTGCAGGCTGAACTTAAAAAACAGAAAGCGGCGCAGGAAATAAAACTGGGTGCATACGATCCGCGGGCGATTAAAAATACTGACGGAATTATCTTGCTTATGCGCGGAAATGAACAGCCAGATAATGATTCGGATATGGTCGATTATAAAACTATAACGCTGTATCTGGAGTGCTGGATCCGCTATGACGGCACGGAACTATCTGTCGGATATGAAAAACTGGCCGCGCTGGAAAGCGAAGTGGATGCCGTTCTGCAGAAAATCCGCGCCGTGTCGGGCAAAGTGACAAACAATATTCAGTTAATGGATATTCGGGTTAGCCGGAAGACAGGAGATCCGGGCGGTTTGCGGCCGCTGTACGGCGTGCAATATGAGATAACAGTTACTGTATATGAAAGCGAGGATTGAATATGGCAGTACAAGCGAGAGGCTATAAAGCCTCTACTACGATAGATTTTGAAAGCGCTTATAACAAGGCACCAGTAACGAAAAAAGGAATACTGCTGCCGATTAACAAAAATGAAATGGAGAAAAAGCAGACGCTTATTTCTTCGGATACGATTACCGGGAGCCGTAATAACACGATTTCCAGTTTAGGCCGCGTAAGCGTTGACGGCAACGTGACCATCCCGGCGGATTTCCGCGCTATCGGCTACTGGCTGAAAGCGTTACTTGGCGCGCCCACGAGTGTAAAAGGCACAGGTGTCAATACGCATACGTATAAAGTGGGTGACACGCAGCCGTCTTTTATTCTTGAAAAGGCATTTCCCGATTCAGGCAAGTATTTTCTATATCGCGGCTGCAAAGTGAATACGCTGAAATGGGGCTTCGGTGAAGATAGTGAAATGACAGTTGAACTGGCCATCATGGGCGCTCTGCGTGAAATTGCGTCCGCTACATACGATGCGTCGGCTACGTCAGTAGCGAAGCTCCCCATTTCGCAGAATCACACCTATGTCAAGATTGGCGGAACAGAGAGCGAAATTGTTAAAACAGGCGATTTTACTCTGGACGCAGGGCTTGATGGTGATCAGTATGTTGTAGGCAAGGGTGGCATTCGCGGAGATATTCCGGAGGGGCTGTTTAAAGCAAGCGGAAATATCGAAGCATTGTTTATGGATACTTCTATGATGTCGCTTGCAGACACCGGCGCGAAAACATCACTTGAAATCGGTTTTAAAATGTCGGAAAATTGCAGTTTAGCATTTATTTTCCCGGAAGTGCAGATCGAACCACACGATGCGCCAATCGATGGTCCTGCGGGTGTTTCGGTGAAATTTGCGTGGAATGCATTTTACGAAAGCAATGCGCAGAAAAGCACTGTGCAGGTTGTATTGAAAAATGATAAGGAGTCTTACTGATGGTCGAAATAAAGACAATGACGAGAAAGCAAGTCAAAGACCTGCGTAAAGCGGGTCTTGATTTAGTTTTGCTTGGCGAGGCAGATAAAACAAAGACAATTGAAGCTCTTGAATGGGTTTTTGATCATGTTTATCCAGAACTTGCTGATGATGAAGAACTCTCTTATCGCGAAATGATCCGGATTGCCACAAAAACTTTTGAAAAGACATACGGAACGGATGCAGAAGTAAAAAACTAACAGATGCCTACCGCTGGGAATGGTCACCGCACCGGGAATACTGCGAGAATTGTCAAAAGCTGCACAGAAAACTGAATAAGAAGCCTCCTTGTGCTGATTGCGAGCATAGGAGGCCTTTTTTGTCCGAAGAAAACACTGAAACGTGGGAGCTTTGGAGCTATTGTGCGGGGCAAGTTCGTACCAGCGGATTAGGCGACATTATCGGAATTGATTATAACGCATTATTTCAGGTTGCGGTTGTACTCGGGATTGAAGTAACTCCGGGGATTTTGAAAAAGATAAATGCGATGGAAATGATCATGCGGGAAGAGGTGAGGAAAATTGGCAAGCAGCACTAAAACGATTGAAGCGCGCATTGAAGCAAAAGATAATGCTTCGGGGTCTATCAGCAAAGTTAAAGTGGAACTGAACAAGCTCCGAGATAAAAATATAAAAGTAAACGTGAACACATCGGGCGCAGAATCTAAGATCTCTGGTATAGCGCAGAAAATCAGCTCTGTAGGAAACGGAATGTCCGGGGGGCTTACCGGGATTCTATCAAAAGCGGGGCCCGCAGGATTGGCGATCGCCGGGGTAACTGCAGCGGTTGCGGGATTAGGCGCGGCTCTCGGTGCCGCAGGCGATAAATTTATCGGTTATAACGCTAAAATGGAGCAGACCAGTATTGCGTTTACTTCTATGCTCGGTTCTGCACAGGACGCAAAAATTATGATGGATCAGCTGCGTAAGTTCGCGGCCGATACCCCCTTTGAATTTGAGGATATCGCTCCTGCAGCGCAGCAGTTAAAAGCGTTTGGGTTCGAAGCAAGAGATATTATTCCTACCTTAACCGCCGTGGGAAACGCTTCTGCCGGGCTGGGCAGAGGTACTGAAGGATTGAAGCAGATAGCTTTTGTTATGGGGCAGATTAAAACAACCGGGAAGCTCATGGGGCAGGATGTCATGCAGCTGTCTCAGTTGGGTATTCCAGTTAAAGATATTCTGGCCAAAAATTTAGGACTTGCCGCGGACCAGTTGTCCGACATCGGAAACCAAGGTATAAGTGCCGACGCGGCTATAAAAGCGCTCACGGAAGGCATGAATGAACGGTTTCCGAACATGATGGACAAGATGTCCAATTCTTTTTCAGGTATGTTGAGTACCATTAATGACAACGCAAGCCAAATACTCGGTAAAATCGGAGAACCGCTTTTTAACAGCATGAAAAATGCGATCGGCAAAGTCCGCGATGTGTTTGATACAGCTCTTAAAAACGTAAATACTAAAGGGCTGTCGCATATTTTTGATGACTTGGTTCCAAAAGGGCTTGCGAATCATATTAGCCACCTTTTCAACTCAATCGGGCAATGGATTTCTGCGATCATGCCTGTTATTGACAATTTGTCATCCGCTCTTGGCGATCTGTTCAAGCCCCTTTTAGAAGGCGATGGCAGACTATTTTTGGATATGCTAGACACTGTCGCAACGGTGACGGTTAATGTGTGGCGCGTGGTAAGCGGCGTTATCGCAGACATTGCAGCTGTTATTGGTTCGGTGGAATCTTATATCGTAAGTGTGTTGAACAGCATAAGTGGTGCATTTGACACACTGTATAACGGACTGCTTAGCGGAATCGTGCAGATGGCTAATCAATTTTTAGCGACTGTGGGTGACTGGCTGTCGCAAGCATATAACGCTATTGTCGATTTCGTGAATGCCTGCTTGGACAAACTCGGGGTCGTCGGTACGGCCATTAGAAAGATTGCAAGTATGGTCGGCGCAGAAATTGAATCCGCAAAAGACGCAGTTACAAACTCTAAAACGTTTCAAGCACTGACCAATCTCGTGACAATTGACGGAAATATTACTTCAAAAGTGGAGACGGGGCCTACTGATTTTGTTAATCAAGGTGGTGGCTCTGTGAGTGGTGGCGGAAGCGTCGGGGGTTCAGGAGGCGGTGGCGCTGGTGCTGTAGACAAAGCGCAAAAGAAAATTGAAGAGCTGACAAAAAAGATCGCCGATGCCGTTTCGGATTTATCCGATAAAATCCTTGACGAAACAGGAACAGCCTATGAAAAAGGAATCGGCAAACTGAATAGTGAAATAGCCAAAGTAAAAAAAGAAATTGAAGAAGCCACGACCGCAGGAGTTAATACGGACGCTCTGCAGGCAAAACTTGAAGAATATGGCCGTGTTATAAAAGATAAACTTGTAAAAAAGTGGAAAGAAGCTAATACAGATCTTGTTAATGATACGAACCTTGCACTAGCTAAAATGACTAAAAGCATTTCGGCGCAGGCGGAAGCACAGTATCAAATTGATCTAGAAAAGCTAAAACGCGAAAAAGAGAACAAATTAAAAGAAGTTGCACTGACTCAAGATAGTGTTGAAGCTAAACTTGCGGTAGAGCGCTGGTATAATGCGCAGCTTGCGCTTATCACAAAGCAGCGGGACGACGAGCTGGCTAAAGAACCAAAAACTTGGAGTGAAGCTTGGAATACGGCGCTTCAGCAGATGGTCGAGAATTTCGGATCCAAAGGTAAGCAGATGCAGGACGCTATGAACAGTGTCGCGTCATCAATGGCTGACGGTTTTACAGGCATGTTTACTGATGTACTGACTCTCGATTTTAAAAACATCGGAAGCTCTTTTAGTAACATGCTTAAAAGCATGCTAAAAGCAATCGCTAATTTCATGGCAAAACAGGTCGTGACGAGTTTTTTAAGCCGGTTTTTAGGCGGTGGCGGGGGAGGCCTCGGAACTGGGATTTCTCTCGGCGGCAACTTTAGCCAGAGCTGGGGTGACCGGATGATTGCGTCCGTAGCGCCTAAACTTAGTTTTCGCGCTAACGGCGGCCCGGTATCCGCCGGGCAGGCATACATCGTCGGAGAACGCAGACCGGAGCTGTTCGTCCCCCGCACATCCGGCACGATTATCCCGAGTGTCAATATAGGTCGACAGGCGCCGGAAGTGCAGGTGGTTGTTCAGAATAATACCGGTACGCCAATGCAGGCTAAAACGCAAACAATGCAGCAATCGGATGGCCGGGTTCTGAAAACGATTATACTGCAGACCGTAGCAAATGCTGTTTACACAAATGAAGATCACATGCGAGATGTCATAGCAGGCGTTCGCGGAGGTTAATATGCTGAAATTCCCGAATATCAAAAATCCTATCTACCCGCTAAAGCATAAGCGGGTAGATCATACATACAAAATGGAGCAGGACAATGAAACAATTAATACGCGGCCGCGGTTTACGAAAAAACCGCTGCATTTTACTCTGCAGTGGTCAGCTTTACCCGCGGCTGATTATTCATTGCTTGATACTTTTTTTAATGACCAGGCGTACGGCAACGCCCTAAAATTTCAGTGGACGTATCCGCCGGAGCCAGGTTGTAAATTTGCAGGGCAGACGTTTACCGTTCGATTTTCGGGGGATCTCGAATTTGACCTTGTTAACCCCGGATTGTTTTCAGGGCAGGTAACGTTGGAGGAGGCATAAATGGAATTATCGACAGCCGCAATCATTGAAAAGAATAAAACGGCTTCTAACGGTGCTGATCTTCTTCTCTGTGATATTACGTGTAGAGATGAAAGTCTGCACTTGGTAGCTAATAATGAAAATATTGTATTTCAAGGTGTCACTTATTACGCTTACGCATTCAGCGTCGATAAAATCAAAGTAAGTAGTACAGAGATGCCATCGGCAAGATTGAATATCAGCAACATCACCGGATCTATGCAGGCTTTGCTTGAAAAATATGATGGCGCGGACGGCGTTACCGTGTCTCTTAAAGCTATTAATACAAATGTCCCAGATGAGATTTTAGATGAAGAAGTATTCGACGTTATCGGCTCATCTGCAGATAAAAAGACAGCAACGCTGAATATTGGCACCAGTTTTTCGTTGCAGAAACGCTTTCCGGCAACTCGCATATTGAAAGACTTCTGTCCGTTCAAATTCAAAGGGCGCAGATGTGGATATAAAGGACCGGTGACAACCTGCAACAAAACTCTTTCTGATTGCCGCAAATGTGGGAATAACAAACGTTTTGGAGGATGCCCGACAGTACCGCAGGGGGGACTATATGTCAGAGATAACTGATTTGATTGGAAAACCATTTTCAGAAATGAAATGCTGGGATTTAGTGCAAGAATACTACCGCCGGAACGGGAAACGTTTACCGGATTACCGCGAACTGCTTACTGCTGATGGTGCTCCTGATGGCGGCAATCAATATAAAGAGATTAAGGAGCCCGAATTGGGCTGTATATGTGTGTATGCAATTAAAGGGCGTAGTATTGATCACGCAGGAGTCTATCTCGGCGGCAATCAACTTCTGCACGCCACAGAAGGTGGCGTGTGCATTGAACGTTTTTCTAAGTTTTTACCGCGGCTGAAAGGAATGTATAAATGGTCCATGTAATTATCGTTAATAATCCGTTTGACAGGCGGCAAAGAAAAGATTATTACGAGTCGTGCAGCGGGAAAACGGTTAAAGAATATCATTCCGAAGAGGGAGAGAAAGTATACGCAATTAACGGTGTCCCCTGCGGTGCGGAGTATATTCCCGCGGACGGGGAAGAGCTCGTCGTCATGCCGAAAATCGAGGGTAAAGCCTTAGGGTGGATTTTATCCATCGGAATTACTGTTTTGTCCGCAGGCGTCGGGGCGGGTCTTATCGGCGGTATGACGAGTATGTGGGCGCGCATGGGGTTATCTCTTGCAATCGGTATGGTGGGGAATGCACTGGTTAATAAGCTGACGCCGACCCCGAAAGCGGATTTGAGTAACACTGAGCAGTCAAATACTTACGGCTGGGGCGCTCCGACGACATTAACAGGACAAGGGTATCCTTTGCCTATTGTTTACGGCACTGTTAAAACCGCGGGGATTATGCTTGCCCGACACGTGGTGTCCGAAGGAGAAAAGCAGTATCTGAATATACTCTATTGTGTAGCCGAAGGGCCGATTGATGAAATATCTAACATCGAACTCAACGGAAACCCGATAAGCAATTATACCGATGTACAGGTAGATATTCGCTTAGGCACAAATACACAAAAGATTATTCCGAATTTCAATGACTCTTACGCGGATACCGGGCTTGCGTACGAGCTCAACGATGACAACAATTGGCATACGCATAAGCTAGACGGAAATACAGCACAGGGACTCGAATTAACATTTTCATTCCCCGCAGGGTTGTATTATTCGAACGATAGCGGCGGTACTTCTGAAACTTGGGTCGAATTGGAAGCGCAGTATCGAAAAGTAGGAGATACCGATTGGAAGAATATAGACATTGATCGTATTAAGAAGAATACTAATAAAGCTTTTTATCTTGTTTATGCAGTACACGATCTGGAACCTGCGCGATATGAAGTACGCGCAAGATGTACAAAAAAAGCAGGCACATCTATTCGGTACGCGAATAAAGTACAGTGGCAAGGCGTTACTCAAGTTATTTATGATGACTTCGAATATCCGGGCAAAGCACTTATCGGAATTAAAGCGTTGGCTACCGACCAGTTGTCTGGGAACGACCCATCTATGACATGCCTCGTTACGCGTAAGAACGTCAACGTCTGGAATCCGGCAACAAAGCATTATGAAGAACGGCCGGCAGACAATCCGGCATGGGCTACTTATGACATCCTGCATCATTGTTTAAAAATTGACGATGCAGAAGGTGGGTTTGAGTATGAAGCCGACGGCGTCCGGAAAGAAAATTTGGATTATTACGCTTTCAAAGCGTGGGCGGCAGCATGCGCTAATGCTGGAATGGCGTTTAATTATTTATACGACAGCGCTATGTCTGTGTGGGACGCAAAAGACTACCCGTGCCGTGTTGGCCGCGGAGCGATTCTGCTGATGGGCACTAAGTTCTCTTGCGTCTATGACTACGCAGGAACACCTGTACAGCTGTTTACTGTCGCCAACATGAAAAAGGACTCTTTTAAAGAAGAGTTCCAGTCTCGAGATCAGCGGGCAAATGCAGTTGAAATATCATTCTTGAATAAAGACAAAAATTACGAACGAGACGTGCTGACCGTCTACGGTGATGATTACGATACTGCGGAAAGAAATGTACAGCCTGTGCAGATTGAGCTGATGGGGTGTACCTCATTGAAACAAGCCTATGCGTTCGGACGGTATAAACTTCGGTCGAATAAGTATGAAATTCGTACAGTTTCGTTTGATGCGTTTGTTGATGCTATCGCCTGTACAATTGGTGATGTCATTCTTGTGCAAACAGATAATACGACGTGGGGCGCAGGTGGCAGAATCTTAAGTGTCAACGGAAAAGAATTAACGCTGGATCAACCTATCGACGTTGATTACAGTTCAATTTTTGTTCGTGATCAAGATACCGATAAAATCTATGAAACTGCAATCACGTCGATAAACGGAAGCAAAGTAACAGTTGCCGACGCTACCGGTTTTTCTGCAGATGCGGTTTATGCTGCAGGTAAAACGGGGAAAATAGCTAAGATGTTCAAGGTTTTAGCTATCGAAAAGGGGATGGACGATGCTACTCGGGCAATTACCGGGATTGAATATTATCCGGAATTGTACAGCCCGGACACAAGCAAAGTACCCGAAATTGCTCAATACGATAATGTCGTCAGCGGCCCGACGGATCTTACTGTTACTTGTACTGTTAAAACTGGTTATGGAGCTGGCACAGACTGCGCTGTGCATTGTGCTTGGATTAATCCCAAAACAGCCAATACGGTATTTCTTGAGACAAAAGAAGACGGGGCTAATGTCTGGGTACACCGCGGAAGGTTTGAAAACAGCGAAAATTCTTATACTTTTGAAGCGGACGGAACCAAGAAATACACTGTCCGGGTGTATTCGGAAAACGAACTCGGCAAGCGATCCAGCTATTCTACGGCAAGAGTTGATTTATCTGCGTGGTTGCATCCCGCGGAAACGCCAAAAAACATTAAGGCATACACAAGATACCGGACATTGCCCAACGGTTCTCATAGATACGACATTCTTGTATCGTGGGAATCTAAAGATTTAATCGGTCGCGTCTGGTATAAAACGAACCACGTGCAAGGCGAGGCGATCATTATAGAAGACGGGCTAAGCGCCGATGAACTCGGCTTTGCTGGAGCGTGGGTGTACGCAGGACAGGGGAAAGGGCAGCTGATTATTCCGCAGGCTCTACCCGGCGACACCTACAGAATAGCAATTACCACAGCTGATGGACGGGGTGTATTTAATCTCCCGGATGATGCACCAAAAATCGACAAATTAGTCGCGCTGAAATCCACAATTCCAAACACCCCCGATAACTTCAAAATGGTTATTGGTAGCGTGGCACATTTATCGTGGAATCCCGTAACCAATGCTGACGTACAGTTCTATGAACTTAGGACAAACAGCAACGCAGGCGGGGATTCAGACGCTTTGCTTGCAAGAACAGATGGGCTATCTTTTGATGTTACGCTGACAAAACGCAACGGAACATTATATCTGTTCGCCTGCAATACGGAAGGGAAATATTCTGCACCCGCAACAATATCGTATAACAAGCCCGCACCGTTAGCTCCACCTAAGCCCGATTTAATATCGGCAATCGGCGGATTTTCCGTTGTCGCTAATCCTATCCCTGCCGACTGTGCAGGGATGGCGGTATACATAGACCCCGCTGGTAAGAACATCACGAGGGTAACAACAACGAATAGTGTTTACTCGTATTCTTGCCCCGAAAATATTTATGAAGTATCTGTCGCTTATTATGACATGTTCGGCGAGGGGGCAAGGTCACCATCGAACACGGTCACAGTGAAACTTGTTATTGACGAATCAATGTTGAAAGATGGAGCAATTAGCCTTAAAAAAGTTGACGAATCAATCAAAAAAGCACTGGAAGCGGGGAAGGTTAGTCATGAATCTGTCAATCAGATAGTGTCCAATTTGAACAAAGAAGACGGCTATAAGACGTACAGCGCTTTAACACAGCTGAACAACGCTATCGAACTTCGGGTAAAAGATAATGAGATCATTAATCGCATTAACTTAACACCGAAAGGGACAACAATTGATGGTGGCTATCTGCACATCACAGGCAAGACAACTATTGATAATAATGTCATAGTAAACGGTATGCTCGCCGCAAATGCCGTAACATCAGACAAGATAGCAGCAGGCGCGGTAACGGCGAATAAGATTAGTGTTAATAGTCTTGAGGCGGTATCGGCTAACGTCGGCAATCTTAAAGGCGGAACTATATCGGGGACAACATTAATCGGTTCAACAATACGAAATGCGTCAAATACTTTTTCTGTTGATCCAGATGGGAACATCGTGGGGGCGACGCTTAAAGCGGGTACCATAGATGGTAATTCTGTAAGAATTAACGGCTACAACGTTAGAGCAGTTTCGATTCTAAAAGGTACCGGGAAAGGGGATTTTACAATTCCTCTTCCGGAAGGATATGAAGAAAAGGACTGCGTGTGGACGGCATTTCTGATGAGCAATGAGAGGAGTACCTATTCTTTTTCAATGAACGGAAGAAGAGTTCGTGCAAAAGAAATATCAGGGGATTACCCCGACCCGCTGTGCGGTTACATGGTTATAGGTATTAAATAAAGGAGGCATAAATTGTGGTACGGATTTGATAGTGGAGGCGATTGTCGGTTCTCTTCTGACGGCGCAGTACGACAGGAGCCGGGCATATCGGTTGTGAAGTCCGATGTAGTATATACGGATATTTCCCGGCTTGTACTTATTAACGGGAAAATTGTGGAAATGGAGGAGACGGCAAATGAAACTAACAGTATTTCAGCACGGAGAAATTAGAGACGAAAACGATAAAATCATTCAAGAAGGAACTTACGGCAAGCATACCGTGTTCACTTCTTCCGATAATCGGGGAATTTTAGACTATATCATCAATAACTTTGAGGTGCTGTATCAAGCGGTACAGGGTAATTTATCCGGCATTGTCGATGTAAACGCTATTCTTAATACTGTCAAGGAGTACATTAATAAGCAGAAATACGTACAGTCAGTGGACGGTAAAGGGCTGTCTACAAATGACTATACGACGGAAGAAAAAAACAAACTGGCGAGTCTTGAGAATTACTCTCTGACGACAAACAAAATAAAAACAGCCTTAGGGTATACGCCAGTAAATGAATCTGCACTAAATGATAAAGTGTCTACCGTCGCTTTAACGAACGCAATAACGTCGGTGACGAATAACTTTAATCAGACGCTTACAGGATACGCACAAAAATCAGACCTGGGCGGCAAGCAGGATGAGCTTGTTTTTGACAGCGCACCAACGGAAAATAGCGAGAAAATGCTTACATCCGGTGCTATATATACGGCAATTAAGCAAGCCGTACAATCCATTACAGATGTGGATAACACATCATTTTAAAAAAGGAGCAGAGGTATGACAATCACAAGGCAAGAAATCATTGACGCACTCATCAACGGGAGCGCCGAAATCGGGAAAAATGAAGAGTATGTAGATTTAGACGAAAGGAGTTTTTAATCATGACAAAAGGGAGAATATCTGTCGAAAGTGTAACCGCTATTGCGAATGCAATTAGAGAAAAATTAGGTACAACCGCAACATATAAACCTGCTGAAATGGCACCCGCTATTCTGTCTATTCCGACTGGCGGAACAGGGGAGGAAATCCCGAAGGTTTATGTGCCGAAAAAACTTGAACATCAGAACATCGTTATTACACCGAAATTTCTTAAAACGCCGGACGAAACCGGGGACAAAAAAGCGTATCCTATGATAGTATCTACGATCGGCATTAAAGCGGTGCCCACGGCAGGGTATGAAGCGGGGAGTATCGTTATCAACGGGACCGTAATGGGTAAAGAAGTTAATAATTACACAATCGCCGGAGGCGAACAGATTACCGCAACAGCGGCCACGAAAATAGGTGATTCACCAACGCTCGACATTCGAGGAACGCTGATATTTGCTGAAAACGGCGAAGATTCATTGACCGCAACAAGCGATAAAATCAATACTACAAGCGACGGATATCAAGTTTCTCGTGTGGAAATAGCCCCCTTTGGTGAATTTGTAGGAGCTATTCTTGCAATAGCCGGGATTAGTGCTTTTTACAATAAACCCGGGATTTATACTACAACGATTATCAACGTCAAAATAGGAGATGTAACATTCGGTGCGGTGCGTGAAACAACGGAGACTATATCCGGGGGATTCTCGAATGCGGACTTCATGAAGTTGAAAAAGAACATCGGGAAACCGCTTAATTTCTCAATCAAATACGAATAATATTTACGTTACCGTGGGAGCCGTTCAGGCTCCTGCGGTATTAATTTTATTAAGAGGTATATGAAATAATGAGTATGGGGGATATGAGCCCGGAAGCGCTGGAGCGGATTGTGCGGATCGAAACAAAGCTGGATATGCTTGTCGAAATGATTCCAAAAATGCAAGAATTGCAGTTAGCGCACGAAAGAGCAGCGCAGAGCGCTAAATCCGCGCATCATCGAATAGACAATATATACAAGGTGGCGGGGCTTATATCGACCATCGTATCTGTTGTCATCGCATTAATCGGGAAGGTGCTGTGATATGTTTAAAAAAATATGGAACGCAGCAATACAGTACGCGCCAAAGATAAAAGGTCGAGTACGAACCTCGATGCAGATCGTCTACGTATACGGCGCCGGGCTTATCATTTTATTCCTGATGGTAATTGCGGCGTGGGTACATGATTTTTATCGAACTGGAGTAGCAAATACAACGCTGCTTATCAATTTTTTCAAAGAGTTTACGGCACCGGCAGTAGTCGGTGCTTTTACTTTTGTGAGTGTTTTTTGTGTAGACAAGAATCACGACGGACGGCCGGACGCCGCAGAAAAAGAAATAAAAAAAGAAACAAGAAAGGAAGTGCGTAGAGATGACGATAGAGGAATTTCGACAGGAACTCAAAAATAAACGGGATTATTTTTATCAATTCCCGTGGCCGGCAACAACTTACGGACACTGGACGGCAGGGAGATATTTTACAACGTTTAACGACTATCAATTTAACGTTGACGGAGATGGAGAGATCATCTACACAAGACCGCTCGATGAAGTACCGCGGGCAACATATCACAGGAACACAGGCAGTATTGCTATTGCTCTGTGCTGTTGCTATAATGCCCGTCCGAACGATTTAGGTGAATACCCGCCGACAGAAGCGCAGATTGAAACGCTGGCGAAGATGTTCGCTGTCATTGCCGAGGTTTTTGACAATCCGATTGATCGCGAACATTTCATGACACACGGCGAGGCCGCTAATGACGACGGTTACGGGCTGTACAGCGGAGAGCCTGACTGCAGATGGGATTTAGAGCAGCTCTGTAACGGAGATGAAATCGGTACCGGCGGGGACATCATCCGCGGAAAAGCACAGTGGTATTTAGAAAACGGGGTGTAAAAAATGAACTATCAGGAAAAAGCAAAACAGATTGTTATCGATTACTACAATGAACATGTAGAAAAAACGGACAATAAAAAATTGACAGAAAGTGAAGTTTTTATCGTATGGTTTAGTAAAACATTGCAGAACTGGAAAGCGTTGATAAGCACGACAATATCCGATGGAATGTACTACGAAGTCACATACAATGGTGACAAAAAAGAAACATATCTTGATGCATATAAAAAGTGGGAAAATGTTTGTGTAAAAAATGTGGAGGACTGATAATGTGGAAAATAAGAAAAGGGCTTATTTTATCGGCGGTATTGCTTTCTGTGTGGTTGTCGCCATTATTCTGTGGTTCGCGTGCGCAGGCAGAAGCACAGTACACGATCTCCAAAACGGATCTAACGACATTAGAAACGAGCTTGAATCAGCTCAAGATAGACAGCGAGAAGAAAGACAAGCTATTGATACAGCAGCAGAAGCAGCTGAACGAAGCACAGAAGCAGTTGAAAATAGCCAACGAACAACTGAAGAAATCCAAAGTATTGAACGAAGCGACAGAGAACTCATTGAAAATTGCCAGAGAATCATTCAACAAGTACGAGAAAGAGGCGGAACGGAAAATCAGAATTAAAACAAGGCAGCGAAATATGTGGATTGTTATCAGTGCGGTAGCCGTGGGAGCGGCGATCTCCCGGAGGTGATCCGATATCTACGAAACGGGGCGGGAGACCGCCCTCTTTTTTATTGCGCAAATTAATTTATAATGGTATTATATAGACGTCAGAGGGAAACCTCTGTGGGTTTAAATAATCTAAAAAAGGAAAAGGAGCAGGGAGAAATCCTTGCTCTTTTTCTGTTGCACTATATAAAAAATAATTATAACAAAACATCTTGAAAATGTATTGACTAATCAAAGATGATATAGTAATATATAATCAAGAAAGGGAAGAACCCCTACAGATTATTTAAACCACAGGAGGAAAACAAAATGATTAGAAACATCGGAATCGAAGAAGGCGGAAGAATTTTAACAGATGGAAACCGGACAATAAAATTTGAAAGAGTAGACCGCGGATATGAAATGTACGAGCTAAGCGGGAACAGATATACCCGCTGCGGCATAGTAAATGCCGACGAAGAAACCACAGATACGGATTTGTGGAACATGACAACAGACGATTTGTACTAAAAAAGGAGGCATAAAAAATGAAAATTGCAATTACGGACAGAAATAACGAAATTAAGGATCTCAATTATCGAAAAAACGGACTTGACATCACAGAAGACTTGGTAGGATTCGGCCCGATGCCGGCGTACAATGATGATGTTGACGCCTATGAAATGAAGGAAGATGAGTATAACTGGTGGAAAAATCTCATTGCAATGCAGGAACGTTGCGATGAACTGGAAGAAGAAATTGATGATCAAGACGCCATTGAAGATATGAAAGAACAGTGCGGAAATACCGACCTCGAAGACAGCATAAGACAGTATAAGTATCTGCTTGAAGAATATATTGAAAACAAAAAAGGAGAATGAAAAATGGAAGTTACTAAGAAAATGATAAACAGATTGCGGGCTACTGCTTATGAGGAATTAAGAAAAAATTACACAAAAGATGAGTGGGATGCTATCTTTGCGGGAAGTATAACGGTCGCGTACTTAGTACAGATGCGAGATCGAAAAAATAAAGTCTACAGAATTTTACAATATACGACGCAAATGAATACCGCAACGATGGAATCCTGCGGTATTAGTGCGGATGGGGAAATTGATATATTAGGGATAATAAATCGACAAACTAAAACATTGACTCCGGTGGATTCATGGGAGGAAAAAATATAATGACTACAAAAAAAGAAAATAAAGGTTGGGGCGGGCGTCGTAAAGGGTCCGGCGCTAAAAGAACACTGCCCCCGGGCACCCGGACAAGGTCTATAAAAATGACAGATAGAGAATACGAAAGTGTAAAAAACACTTTAAATGTAATAAGGAGAGAAAAGAAAATGAGTAAATACTTTAAGAATAATATTTTCTTTTACGAAGATTTAAAAGGAGATCTCAATCTGAATATGCGCGGAAGCGAAAATGGCAAAATCACCATCGCGTCTTCAAAAAAACGCGACATGAGCGAGAAATTCGAGATTATAGATACAAAATTTGCCAACGGATTTAAGGTTTGTGTTAGCGACAAAGAGCAAAAAGGGGCTCCGATTACCTCTTTTATCGGTAAGAATTTGTTTATTTTCAGTGACGACGATCTCAAAGAAATTTACACCGAAGGGATTATTCGTATAAGTGTGTATAGAATCGGAGACAATCAAATAAATGTTCAAGTCGAAGAGCTCGACTCAGGTAATATCTGGACAAGCTTTAAATATTTCGATTGGGACGTCGAAGAAAACAACGGACGTTTTAAAAATATAGATGACTATATCGATTACTTTGTTCGGAATAAAGAAAATGTAAAATCTATAAAAAGGATATCTAACGATACGATAGAGATCGTGTGGTATGACGAGGAGTTTAAAGGCTGTATGAAGTCAAAGAATCAGTTTTGTGTGACGAAAGACCTGATTGGAACAGTCACGCTCGATATGGATGTTGTGAGAAAAAATGATGCGGATAAAGCGTAATACAAAAAGAGCGGTAATACAAAAAGAGCGATAGTGAGATCGCTCTTTTTAATCTGCCCCCACTTCTGCCCCCACTTTAGAAAAGTTTATAGCTATTCGCGTGTATTTATGCGCTGATTTTGTTAGATTTTATCGAATAATCGTAACTATATATCGAATTGGAAATCATGTTGCCGGCGAATACCGGCACGGGGGTTCGAATCCCCCTCTCTCCGCCACGAAGTCAGAGCCTGTCAAGTAAGACGGGCTTTTTTGTTTTGTGAAAATGGCAACAAAAAAGTTCCGTTGAAATGCTTTTTGACGACACTTTGACGACACTTTGTTCCGGTGCGCAAGAAAATTTGATTGTATGGGCTTTTTATTGAAATATGGCAATATATCATTTGTCCTGCAGGCGATTTTAATATTGATTCCGTATAAGGAAGCAAAGAAAACATTTACAATACCGTCCCTGCTGTCTCTTATACACATCTGACGCT